ATCATTGGTGGTAACGCACTGCTGTATGTCGCTGACAACGGCACTCGTGTTTATCCTCTGAAGTCTTTCGTACTCAACCGAGATCCTGAAGGAAACATCCTTGAGGTTGTAGTGCGTGAAGAGGTTAACCCTGATGTACTGCCTGAAGGTCTTGCACCTAAAAGTGGCGACGGAAAGTTTGTAGATAAAACTGTTTTCCTCTACACCCACGTCACTTGGAATTACACCAAGAACAAGTGTGAGTGGTATCAAGAGGCTTACAACAAACCTGTTGGTAAGAAGAGTTCTGTTCCTATCGACAAGAGCCCTTGGATCCCTCTGAGGATGTTCCGAGTAGCTCACGAAGCTTATGGTCGTGGCTATTGCGAAGAGCTTCTGGGTGATCTGAAGAGCCTTGAGTACCTCTCTAAAGCAATCGTTGAGGGCAGTGCAGCAGCAGCCAAGATCATCTTCCTGTGCAACCCTAACGGCACGACTCGTCCTGACGCTCTTGCTCGGGCTGCCAATGGATCAATTGTGGCTGGCAACCCAAATGATGTGGCACCTCTTCAGATGCAGAAGCAGGCTGACCTTACGGTTGCTTTGAACACCATTGCTCGTATTGAACAGCGTCTGAGCTTTGCGTTCCTGTTGAACAGTGCAATCCAAGCTGGTACCTCTGGTCGTGACCGGGTAACAGCAGAAGAGATCAAAATGGTTGCACAAGAGTTGGAATCAGGACTCGGCGGTATTTACAGCATCCTGAGCGTTGAGCTGCAGCTACCTCTTGTGAACCGCAAGATGGCTCTCATGGAGCGTCAGGGGCGTCTTCCGAAGCTTCCTAAGGATGTAGTGAAGCCTCAGATCACAACTGGTCTGGACGCTCTGGGACGTGGTAACGACAAAGCCAAGCTGATCGAGTTCTTGCAAACCATCGCTGGTACTCTCGGTCCTGAGACCATGGCTAAGTACGTTAATAGCCGTGAGCTAATCATCCGTCTTGCAGCTTCTGACGGTCTTGATACCTACAAGCTGATCAAGAGTGAAGAAGATCTCATGGCTGAAGAACAACAAACAGCTATGATGATGCAGCAACAAATGGCTCAGCAAGATCCTAATAACGATCCTGCTAAACAAGCCGCACTCGTTAAAGCTGAAAATGACTCAATCAGGGCAAGTCAAGAAATCGGTGGAGCCCCTGGAGGCTTCTGAAGTTAAAGAGGCTCCTAAGCCGTCAAAGCCTAAGTCCAAAATGGACGTGCTTATTGAGCAACTGAAAGCTGAAAAGCCTGAGGTGTATAACCAGTACGTTGCTGCTGTAAAAGCTAAACGTCCTGTTTGGATTTATCCTGATCTGACCGTTCGTATTGGTTGATCATGGAAGTTATTGCTGATAACTTTTTGGGCCAGCAAACTGGTCCTTATAACGAACAGGATCTTCAGATTCTTCAAGAGTCTGAACAGCAAGAGCAACAGGAAGAACTGATTGGTGGCAAGTTCAAGTCACCTGATGATCTTCTGAAGGCTTACCAAGAGCTTGAGAAGAAGTTTAGTAATCGTTCTGGTTACGAAACTACTGATGATCAAGACACTGCTGAACCTGAAGAGCAGCAACCTGAAGAGGTTTACCTGTCTCAAGAGGAAGAGCAGACCATTATGGAAAGCATTGGAGGTCAAGAGAACTTCCAGTCTGTCCAAAAGTGGGCTCAAGATAATCTTGATCAGAACGAGCTTGAGGCTTACAACCGTGAAGTGAACAGCGGGGACTACTACCGTGCTCGTAACGCACTTCAATCGTTGTACTACGCCTATCAAGACTCTGAAGGTTTTGAAGGCCAACTGATGGGTGGAAAGCTTTCTGCTAATAGCAGTGATGTGTTCCGCTCTAGCCAAGAAGTGATGGCTGCTATGAGCGATCCTCGGTATTTGCAGGACCCTGCTTATACCCAAGATGTTCAAGACAAACTCATTCGTAGTGAAGTTCTAGGCCCAAGGGGTTAGTATTTCATTAGCGAACGTAAACATTGTTGCCGCTGAGGCGATAACAACAGTGAAAGCGAGCGCAGTTAAACATTCCTACCTCCTAACAAACGATGCCTGACTTTGCATCTCTTGGCCGGTTGGGTGGACTTAATGGCGTTCAATATAACGCTGGTTCCGCCTCCGGTAACTATGAGCGTGAAAACGCTAACTTCCTTAAAATCTTCAGTGGGGAAGTTCTGACTACGTTCAATCGTGAGACGATCTTCAAAGATCTGACCATGAAGCGGACGATCTCCTCGGGTAAATCTGCAAGCTTCCCGATCACGGGTCGTTTCTCTAGCCGTTACCACCGCCCTGGTGATTTCATCACTGGTCAAGGTAACAAAGGCATGATCGGTGAAAAGATCATCACCATTGATGACCTGCTGATTGCTGATGCTTCGATCTATGACCTGGATGAAGCCAAGCTTCACTGGGATGTGCGTAGCATCTACTCTGTCGAACTCGGTCGCGCTCTGGCCCGTGCTTACGATCAGCGCCTTGCTCGTACTCTGCTGGCTGCTTCTGAGTCTGATGGTCGGGTGAAGGATTGGGATTCCAAGCGATTCCAACTGAACGGTGGTACCTACTCCTCCGTTAGCTCCAACACCATTACCCTCAGCGCTAACTTCCAGACTGCTGAACTGGCTTTCTGGGCTGTTGGTGAAGTGGTGTACGGCGAGACCTCCGGTGCTTACGGTGTGATCACCACTGCTCCTACCAACGGTGCAGCTACCTTCGATATCAACCCGATTGGTTCGATTGGTACCGGTACTAACGCTGCGTTCACTGTGGGTGAGCGTCTGTTTGTTCTGAACCGGATGCCTGGTGGTACTTCTCTGACAGGTATCGACCTGAACGGTGCTTCTGACCGTAACGCTCGCGGTGACCTGATCGTTGAGAACCTGTTCAAGGCTTGCCAAGTTTTGGACGAGAAGGATGCTCCTAAGGAAGGTCGTGTGGTCGTTCTGACCCCTGGCGCTTACTATGACGTGCTGAATAGCGACCGTGCTATCAACACCGATTGGAACGGCGGTACTGGAGTCAACGGCACCATCGCAGGCAACAAGGTTGCTTCTGTGGCTGGTTTCCGTCTGATGACCTCTAACCACCTTGGCATCAACGGTTACACCAACGGTCAAACCTATGTGGGTCTGAACAACCAGGCCGCTACTGTCCGTGGTGAGCGTCCTAACTACATCAATGGCCGTGATGGCTCTGATGGTCAGGCTGCCTCTGGTTATAACGACTACTGGCAGGATGAGCAGGGTAACACCAGCTCCATCGCTAACTGCTTCGGTCTGTGCTTTACCAAGGAAGCTGTGGGTACTGTGGCTCTGAAGGATGTCTCGATGCAGATGACCGGTTCGGAGTTTAAGGCTATGACCCAAAGCACCATGATGGTTGCTTCTTATGCAGTGGGTCACGGCGTTCTTCGCCCTGAGTGCTGCGTCAGCCTGCTGTCGGATGGTAACCCGTACTAAGTCATATACTTATTAATCCGGGTTAGCTTCTAGTTAATTACCAATACAATGGGGGGAGGCAGAAATGTTTCCCCCTTTTTGTTGTAATAATGGCGACAAGTAAACTCAGTGCAGTTAACACTTTGCTTGCCATTATTGGCGAAGCTCCTGTTAACTCTCTTAACCCCCCTCTAGTAGGCGATGTAGCTCTCGCAGAGAGTACCTTGGATGAAGTCAGCCGAGAGGTTCAAGGTGCTGGCTGGTCTTGGAACACGATGCTGTATGACTCCATTCCTCTGGACGCTTCTACAGGCCAGTCCCAGCTTCCTAGCAACACCTTGGCTGTACGATTCAATCCGTTGTCGTACCCGTCTCAAAGGTTTGTTCTTCGCGGTCTGCGGCTTTTTGATCGCGTTAAGAATACATACGATCTGAGGGGTAGTCTCGGTGTAGCTGTGACTGGTAACACCAGTGATCTCGTTGCTGAGATTATTGAAGAACTTGAGTGGGACAGCATTCCTGAAACGGGTCGTCGTTACATTATGATCCGAGCAGCACGGATGTTTTCTAACCGTGCAATGACTTCCTCCAGTATTGAAGCTTATACAGCGGAGGACGAGAAGAACGCTCTTCAAACGTTGAAGCGTACTGAGGACATGGCTCAAAACTACAACTACATCAGTGGTCCTGATGATATGTACGGTGGACGTGTAACGACTGTGTTTAGCCCTGACATTCTTGATCGCTGATGTCTAAAGAACTTCTTAGCCAAGTCATTACACCACTTAACAAAGGTGTTAACCAACAGGCTGACAGTCTTGTACTGCCTGGCTTTGCAAAGGTTCTTGAGAACGGCGTGTGTGACCTTGTAGAGGGTCTTAAGAAGCGTCTTGGTTCTGTACCTGTAAAGCGCATTGATACGCTTACCAAGAACGCTGGTGGAGCCAGTCTTGTAAACCCTATTAAATGGGACGAAGCTTGGTACTTTATCTACAACCGTAGTAGCACTGAACGGTTTGTTCTGATTGCTGCTGACGACAGCCGTACCATTACTCGTACAGCAAACACTACTAGCGGGTCTTCCGTTGTTAGCAGTGTTAGCGGTTCGATGACTACAGACCTTTATGTAGGAGCTTCTGTCAGTGGTTCTGGTATTCCTACTGGTACTGTTATTGCTGCCATTGATATTGCTGGAGCAAAGCTTACGCTGAGTAAGAACGCTACAGCTACAGCTACTGGTGTTACTTTAACCATTGCTTCTAGCAACACGTTTGTTGCAGGTATTGCAAACTTAGAAGAACTGTCTGGTACTGAGCTAAACGTTGTTCCTGTTGAGCAAATCTTTGCCAACATCACGACGACAAATCTTGGTTACCTTCGTGGTGCTGGAAAGGCTCGTGATCGCTTTAGAGCTACCTCGTTCCAGGATTATGTGTTTATTACAAACACTCAGAAGGTAACTCTTTACGACAGCACTGAGACTCTTACAAGGTTTAACGTCAGTCTTGTTAGCTCTGCCTATAGGCCCATCAAAGGTCAGGTCTGGGTCAAGCTGGTTGACTACGACACGATGTACGAGGTTCGTGTTGAGCTAGACGATGGTGACGTTATTACTGGTCATTATTTAACCCCTTCTCTTACTGACAGTGGTGGTAATACCAACGTTGTTAGTTCTGAAGACATTGCTGCTCGTCTTGTTAATTGGACTGAAACCATTAGTGGTAAAACAACAAATGGCAGCAACATTATTGATACTGTTTCTGATGCTGATATTAAAAAGGTCTACCCAGGAGAACTCGTAAGTGGTACTGGTATTCCTGCTAACTCTTTTGTAGGAGCAGTGACCAGAGTTTCTGGTGCTAATAGTTTTACGTTGGTTACAAAAGCTGGTGTTGCAGTTAACGCAACGGCTAACGGCACAACAACCATAACCCTTGGGGATGGTCTTGATAACACTGATATCAACAACAAACTGACCTTTGAGGTTCGTGGCTCTCAAATCCTGATTGGTCTTGTCAGTTCCTCTAGGTACATCAAAAGTCTGACTGCCACTGATGCTCGTGGTAACAGCCTCATGTCTGGCTTCACAGACCGTGTGAGTGCCATTACAGAGCTTCCTCCGCTGGACTGGGAGGGCTATACCGTTAAGGTTGCTCCTGACGGTTCTGCAGATCAAAGCTCGTATTACTTAACCTTTGATGCTCAGAACACCACAACAGACGGTGTGTTTGGTAAAGGTACTTGGGTTGAGGAAGGTGCTCCTGGTAGCCGAGGTGTGTTGAGTGCTGCAACGATGCCTCATGCCTTTATCTATTACAAGAACGCTGACGGGCTTGTTCGGTTTACACTACAACCGTTTAACGACAGTAACTACACCGATGGAACAGTCACTGTAGACCTCCCTGGGTGGACCTCCAGACTGTCTGGTGACGAGACTCTGAACCCTGGGCCTTCGTTTGTAAACAACACCATTAACGATGTGGTGTTCTTTAAGAACCGTCTTGGGTTCATCAGTGGTGAAAACGTCATCCTTAGCCAAGCTGCTGACTACTTCAACTTCTGGCAGCAGTCTGCAGTACAGGTTGTAGATGACGATCCTATTGACCTGACTGCGATCAGTAACGATGTTGCTGTGCTGAACTTTGCGTTGCAGCAGCAGGATGAGCTTGTACTGTTCTCAAGTGAAAACCAGTTTCGTCTGTACTCTGGTGACAACGTTACGTTCAGTCCTCAAACAGCTGCTGTGGGTCGAATCAGTTCGATCAGTATGGAGGACAAGGTAAAGCCTGAACAGATTGGACCTCAGGTGTTGTTCCCTGTTAAAGAAGGAGATTTCACTGGGTTCCATACGTTTATTACGACTGACAGAACGGTTGGTATTAACCTCGGTCAAACCGCTGTTATTACTGAAACGATTCCAAAGTACATTCCTAAGAACATCGCTTCTTTGGCTGTCAGTAAAACTGATAACTTCTTGATTGCTCTCAGCGCTGACGATCCTGACACTCTGTATGTCTACCAGTTCTTCTGGGAAGCTTCTGGTGGCTCTCTAACCAATCGTCAGAACGCTTGGCATAAATGGACCTTCCCGAACAAGAGTATCTACTGGTGTGACTTTATTGAGGGCACTCTGTTTACCACTGCAAGCTATGTAAACGGAGCTAACACTGAGTACTACCTTGAAGCGATTAACGTCTCAAGACCGCCTCAAAATAGTGATGAGGTGTTCCTGCTTGATCGAGCAATCTCTAGTTCTACTACTACTGATATTGGTACAGCTAGTTTTAGCTACGACGCAGGTACAAACAAAACAACTGTTACGTTGCCTTATCGGACTGTTAACACCAGCCAGTTTGTCGTAATCAAGCAAGACGCTACAGACGCTAACGAATCTAAGAAGCGTTGGATTGTGTCAGCTAACGTTCCTGCTGGTGTCACTAGCTTTGTGTGTGACAGCATTGGTGACTTCTCAGCTAGCTCCTGGACGTTTGGAGAGCTGTTTACGTTTAGGTACCAGCCTCCGACAATCATGCCGTTTGATCGGGCTGCTACTGAGAACACTTTTGTTGGTTCTCGTTCTGGTCGTCTTCAACTGAAGTACATCGACTTTTACTACAACGACAGTCGGTACTTCCAAGTTCAAGTAACTCCTAGGTTCAGGGACACTTCAACGTATGAGTTTGATCGCAGGGACCCTCTTAACGCAAACATTGTTTTGAGTGAAGAGGAGCCGTTTGAGCAATCTAAATTCAGAGCGCATATCCTGAGTAAGAACGATCAAGTTACAGTGGAACTAGTTAATAGCAGTATTGATCAGGCTAAGTTTGTAGCTCTTGAGTGGACTGGTCTGTACTTCAACATTGCTGGTAGGAAGTTTTAATGGCTGACAAACCTAAGCAACCTTCTGATCTAAACAAACTAAAGGACACTATTTTTAGTCTTCCTTCCATCCTGTCGCTTGCTGAGTTTTCAGTAAACGCTATTGCAGCTAAGAGCGCTTACGACTTTCAAAAAGCTGAAGCAAAACGTGCAACAGCAGAATCTCGTAGACAGTTCTGGACGCAGTATGCAGCTCAAAATCAACAAAATTACAGGGATTACGAACTTCAACTAGACGCTTGGTATCGGGAATCTGATTACGTTGAAAAGCGTCGTCAGTATGAAGAGATGCTGGCTGAGCAGCAAGCTGTGTATAAAGGTCAAGTAGCTACTGCTGCTACCAAGAACTTTGAACGTCAGCTAGCGGACCTTGAAGGTAGGTTCTACGAGGAAGAAGCTAAAGACACGATTGAGCTGGAAAGCATCAGAGCTCAAGCTATTGCCTCTAAAGCAAAGGCGGCGTCTTCTGGGCAGGCTGGTAGGACTGTAGAGCGTCTCCAACAGCAGTACAACCAGCAGTATCTGGCTAACGTCAGTAACCGTCAGATCACCCGTAACTTCCGTCTTAACGACAAGATCAGGACTGCTGAAGCTGCAAACATTGCTCGTGAGAACACAACTAATCAGGTTCAGTATTACAACCCTCAACCTTTTGCTGATCCAGTTAAGCCACTAGCTCCGCTGCCTATTAAAGCTGTTCAACCGTCACAAGTTAGTGGTCCTTCACGTTCTGCTCTTACGATGCAAATAGCTCAGGCAGGTTTTAACGCCTTCCAGAGTTATCAGGATATGCTGCCTCCTAAACCTAAGGAAATTCAATCCAGGTCTTTTTATAGCAGCGCAAAACCATCAGCTAATTTTGCTGAAATAAACTCAACAACTGAAACGTTTACTAACCCTGCATTGCAGATTTACCAGCCATGACAAGTAGTTTTGGTATTACCCCTCAGCGTCAGGTCCGTGATCTGACACAGGCTCCTGCAGCTCCTGAACGGCTTCCAGAACCTGCTCGTCCTGCTGCTACACCTGAACAGGTTGGTGGGCAATTGATGTATGGTCGTCGGTTCCAGGAGGATACCAAGACCCGTCAGACGCTTCAAAGCATTGAATCATTCCTGGGTGAGAACGGGATGTTTCAAGCTACCCAGAATCTGATCTTTGAAAAGTACAAAGAGGATAAGAAACGCCAAGCAGAAACTCTCCTGCAACAAGAAGCAAAAGCTCTTGAAGATACTCAAGCTATTGCTGATGAAACCAAGCGTCTTCAAAAGCAAGGTGAGATTGCTCTTGCGAATCAGACTCGACTAAGCAACCCTTGGGTTAACTTCTTCTTCTACGACACCAAAGCTACTAACGCTGGACAGTCTGTAGCTGTTGAACTAGCCGCTTGGGGTAAGCAACAAGCCTCTCGGTTGGCTGAGATTAGTTCTCCTGCTGAACGTGCTGCTGCTATTGCCAATAAAGCTCAAGAGCTTCTGAAGCCTTATGCAGACGTTCCAGAAGCTTTTAGAGCTGCAAAAATTGACCCGCTTATTGGTGCAACAGTTTCTGATATTAAAGCTGACGCAAACAACAAAGCTTTTGAGCTTAAGGATCGCACTATTAAAGCAACTGGCGACGAAATTCTTCTTGGTAAATGGAGACTTGGTGCTCAATTTAATCGTGCTACAGGTGAAACTCAGTTTGGTGCTGATCTAATAAAAGCTGGTATCAATGAACATCGTGATTGGTTAATCAATAAAAACGGCTATTCAAAGCAAGAGGCTACTGATGCTTTGTTTGCTTTGTGGGATAAAGATGCTGTTTTCCTTGACGCTAACGGTGATCAACTAAACGATATCGGCCAGACATATAGCCTTTACAACATCCTGAGAACTCTTGGAGAGATCGATGTTGACGGTATCAAGCTGACAGATTTGCGTGATAGTAAAGGTCGCAATCTTAGAAACGTTATTGAAGGAGCTGCAGACCGAGCCACTAAACGTGAAGAGTTGCGTGAAAGTTCTGTTGAACGTGAGATTCAACGTGAACAACGGAAATTTCAGCGGACTATTAAAGATCGTTCAACGCTTTGGTGGACTGAGAACCCCAACGCTACTGATGCTCAGATCATTCAGCGTATTCAACAAGAAGAAGCTTTTGCACTAGAGCAATCTCGCCGTGGTTACTTGCCTCAAGGTATGTCGTACCAAGGCGCTGTAGATCTTATTCGTGATCAATACAAGTTCTCTAACCGCCTTTTGACGCCTGATCAAGGTGCAGTACTGATGAATCTAATTAAAGATTCAATTGATGGTGGAGCAACAGAAATGCCTGCTGAAATTCGTGATCAACTTCAAGGCACTAATTTGTATGCAAAAGCTCTTGAAATGTATGGTGATGCTCGCCGTAAAGATAACGCTGCTGATCGAGCTGTTACCAGCAAGGTACAGAAGACGCTGCTTGATGGCTTGCTAAATGGTCTTAAAGGGTCCTTCATGCAGGATCCTCAGATCAAAGCAATGGACATAGAAAGAGGTGAGATTCCTAAACAAAAGCGTGCTTACCTCAACCAAGCCATTATTGAAGCCAAGCAGCGTCTTAACGCAGAAGGATCTCAATACCTGACTCGTGAGATCAATCGTGCTCGTCAAGCTGGTAAGGATGTAAACGATCCTGCTGTGCAGCTTGAGATTCTCAAAAAGGCCCAAACTGACTTTTACAGCCGTCCTGAGTACAACGACGTTGATCGTTATTACAACATCACTGAAAAAGGCAAGCTAGGCGCTAAAGCTGCTGCACCGGCTCTTGGTAGCTCTCGGAAAGACTCTAGTGGTCGTTGGATTATTGATATCAAAGATACCGATAACCGTGCTGCGTGGTCTGCTGCTGCTTCTAGTACCTACGGTCGTAATCCAGGCCTTGCTCGTACAGCTTTGAACAGTCAAATGCTGTTTAACGATGTTGAGATTGGAGAACTGAACAAAGCAGTCCTTACTGGCAATACAGGTGCTCTCAGTCAGGCTCTTAGGCAGTCTCTTAACAACCTGAGCGGCACTGCGTTCCAGGGCAAGATCCCTGTGTCTGAGATTATTGAACGACAGCTTAAGACTTATTACGGTAATGAGTTCTTACCCCCTAACCTGTCTCAACGAGCAAAGCAGATTGAAGCTTCTGTTCGTCCTGTAAACGCTGCTACTGGTTCTGCTCCTAGTGATGTAGGTATTCGGATTACTAACTACCACCACGGCCATAGCCAGAACAGAGCTATTGATTTTACTCTTGTCCGTCAAAACGGTCAGATTGCAAACAACGTCCCTGCACCTATTAGTGGTCGTGTGATCTACGCAGGTAGGGATGGTGGCTTTGGTAACAGCATTATTATTGAAGCTGCTAGTGCTGGTCCTGGTTACAACAAAGGTGATCGAGTTCGTATTGCTCACCTAGCTCAGCTTTACTGGCGTCCTGGTGATCAAATCACTCGTGGTCGTCCTGTTGGTAAAAGTGGCGACGATAGCCCTCACGACAGCGTTCCAGGACGTTCTGGTACTGGCGCAGGAGATCCTGGACACGTTCACATTCAGATCTATAAGCCTGGTGCTGGTGTTCCTAGTCAGTCGTTTCAGTACAGCCAAGACCGTCAAGCTAACTTTGTAAAGCAAAACCTTGTTCCACTGTTCAGACGCTAAATAGCAATTTCTAGTTATATCCATTAGTTTGGAGGAAGCGAACTAGAAAGCACTGCTACATGCCTTACATCCC